CAAGAAAAGATGTCCTGAAACGTATCATGAGTTTATCAACTATGAATATGAGCAGGACAGAAGTGGTAATTTTATTTCAGCTTATCCTGATGCAGACAACCACAGCATAGATGCTACAAGATATGCACTTGAGAAGTATTGGAAGAGAAGAGGTAACTAATGTATATTTTAGTATTAAGTTGTGATAAAAATAAGGATACATTTAAACCTTTTTATCATTGTATTGAAAAATATTGGCCTAATCATCCTGAAATTATATATAAAACAGAAACAGTGATTAATCCTTATTATAAAACAGTGTGTATGAATTATCCTATTGATGAATGGACTAAAGGAGTAAGACTGACATTGGATATGATTCAAGATAATCAAGTATTAATAATGATGGATGATTGTTTTATTCGTAAACCAGTTGATGAAGATAGAATTAAGTATTTGTGTACAAAACTGAATAATAACATTGCCTGCTTTAATTTTGAAAAATCTTTTGATAAAAATGATGAAGATACAGACATAAAAGGATTTAAGAAAAGAAAACATGGTAGTGAGTATGAATTGAGCATAATGTGTGGTTTATGGGATAAAAATAAGTTAAAAAACGTGCTATCAGGTAACGCTACACCGTGGGAAGTTGAAATTAGACAATGTACATGTGGTTATGATTATTATATTAATGGTGATGATTATATTATTGATTGGGGTTATAGAACCTGGCATTGGGCTGGTATATGCAGAGGTCAGTGGTGTCAGGAAACGGTAGATTTTCTTATATCAGAAGGTATTAATATAGATTGGTCAAACAGAGGTATCAGATGAGATTCAGTGTTATTGTACCGTCACATAATGGTGAAAAACGTATAGAAACAGCATTAAACAGTATTAAACAACAGGTTTTTACTGATTATGAGTTAATTGTTATATGTGATGCATGTACAGATAAAACGGTTGAAATAGCACGTAGATATACCGATAATGTATATGAAATTAATGCACAAAATGTAAGTATTGCACGAAATTATTCACTTGACGTCGCTAAAGGTGACTATATTTTATTTGTCGATGATGACGATTATTGGTTACACGAATATGTTCTTACTATTATAGATAAAAAGTTAACAAACGAGGATGTACTTTGTTTTTCATTCATATGGAAGGGTGTTATGTACGCTAAACCAACTGACAACTATGGTGGTAAGGAACATTTTGTAGCTGTGTGGAATAAGTGTTGGAAGCGTAGTTTTATAGGAAACACAAGATTTAATTTAAAAACCTGTGGTAGTGACGCTGATTTTCATTGGGAAATGTGGTCAAAACATCCGAAATATACCGACTGGGATATGCCTATTTATTATTATAATTATATGAGACCTGGAAGTATTACGTATAATACACAAAAGGAGAAAGAAAATGGCTAAATATCTTATTCATACGATGCCGAAGCGTAAATGGTATGTGCAGGAATTTCTGATTCCAAGCATGATAAAGCAAGGAATACGCATTGAGGATATCTTTGTTTACAGCGATGATAAAGGTGAAGGTAATCTTCGAGCATGTATGAATGCGTTTATGCTTTGTAAAGATAAGCCCGGAGCTACATGGCATCTGCAGGATGATATAATCATCAGTCATGATTTTAAAGAAATCACTGAAAAGTATGATACAGAGAATGATAATATCGTATGTGGTTTTAAAAGCATATATGATGGTGACACTAAAAGTGGTGAAACTACTGTTGAAAATATGTGGTTCAGTTTTTTGTGTATAAGAATACCAAACAAAATTGCGAGCGATTGTGCTGAATGGGTGCTTAATTCTATAATAGGTAATCCTATTTATCGAGAATGGTGGGAAAAAGGTGTCAATGATGATATGCTGTTCAGACGTTATGTAGGGGAACATCATAAGAATGAAAAAGCATATAATCTTAAACCTAATATTGTTGACCACATTGATTATTTAATAGGTGGAACTGTAAACAGCAATGCTCGTATAACAGTAATCAGAAGTGCATACTGGACTGATGAATATTTAGTTAATGAATTAAGACAAGAACTAGAAAAACGTGCAAAATTGAATATATGTATACCAAAAATAAAACTAATAGATACCACAGACATGTAGTATAATATTTATATAAGGAGGTATAAAATGTTTCGTACCTTGTTAAACTGGATTAAGGAGGTGTTTAATCGAGTGTTAGGCAATAATACAATATCACAAGCACTTAAGATAACGCCTGTTGTGTCAGATAAAATGATGGAAGCGATTGATTTGTGGAGCAGATTATACAAAGGTAAAGCTCCGTGGGTTAAAGAACCATCATTTAATGACCCATCAAGAGTCGTTTCTTTAGGTTTACCGTCTTTTATTGCTAGTGAAAAAGCAAGAATGGCTACTTTAGAGATGAAGTCTGAAATTACTTCACCTAATCCACTGTCAAAAGTCAATGATAGAGAAACAAAAGATATTGTTGATAATGACCACATCAATGTATATGAATCAGAAATAGAAACTTCCCCTAGAGTTCAGTTTCTGAATAAGGTATATCAGAATAATATTCTTGCGAGATTAAGACCAAATCTTGAATATGGAATCGCAACTGGTGGACTTATCATAAAACCTTATGTTGTATTGCTTGATGAAGAAATTGATAATGTCAAAGCACGTATTGATGTTGATTTCATTTCAGCAGATAACTTTATTCCTCTTGCATTTACAGTTAATGGAGATATTACAAAAGCTGTATTTGTACAGACTAAAGTAGATACTGATGCAATATACAGAAGATTAGAGATACATGAGCTTGTTGATGGCTGTCGCTGTGTTGTTACGAATAAAGCATATATGAATCGTAATAAACCTGTTAATAGTGCTGATTCATACAATACTGATTTAGGTGAAGAGATTCCTCTGTCAGCAGTTCCTGAATGGAAAAACTTTGAACCTGAAGTTACGATTGAAAATGTTGATAAATTATTGTTTGCATATTTCAAGATGCCGGAAGCCAATACAGTAGACCCTTCGTCACCTCTTGGAATGAGTGGATATGGTCGAGCAGTTGATTTAATCAGAGATGCTGATGAGCAGTATTCACGTCTATTATGGGAATTTGAAGCTACTGAGGCGGCTATTGATGTTGATAGAGATGCATTAAAGCCTTATGAAGATGCCAGTGGTGCAACACATACAATAAGACCTGATTTACAGAATAGACTGTTCAGAAAACTTGATTTAGGTAATGATGACTTATACCAGCCATATTTACCAAGTATTCGTGACGCAAGTCTTATTAATGGTCTTAATACGATTCTTACTCGTATTGAAGATGTCTGTGCATTATCAAGAGGAACTATTTCAACATCAAATATTGAGGCTACTACAGCAACTGAGTTAAAAATACTCAAACAGAGAAGCTATTCAATGAATGCAGATATTCAAAAAACACTTGAAGGTACACTGCGTGATGTAATCAAGATTATGGATATCTATTGCACACTGTATAAAATAGTACCAGAAGCTGATTATGAAGTATCATTTGAATGGGACGATTCAATATTGGTTGATACTGCTGAAGAAATGAGTAAGAGAGTTACACTGATAGCTAATGGTATCTATAGCAAGACTGAATTCAGAATGTGGTACTTCGGTGAAACAGAAGCTCAGGCAAGACAGGCATTGAAGATTATTGAAGATGAGAATAAGAAATCAATAATGGAAAATGCTAAACTACAGCAGGAAGCAGGTATGATTGTTCAGGCTATCAACAACAATACACACAATCAGCAGGTTGAAAACGGCAGAGATGGTGTCAATAAAAACGATGATAATGACCCTAACAAGGTGCCAAGAAACAACAATTTTGTTAGATAATTACCTAATAATGTAGTATAATGATTATGTAGTTAAGGAGTCGTCCAGCTTAACTGCAAAATCTCTTTCATGGTTAGACGTATTTTATGAGGATACGTCTAACTAAAAAGATTAAGTCTGAAAGGACTTTACATAAATGTTGAACATATCAACATTAAAATATGTACATTCACCGCACACTGTAATGCGGATATACAAATAACAGAAATAAAGAATGTGGAGGACAGAAAATGAATGTAATTGAAGAAATCTTTAAAAAATCTGAAACTGGAACGCTTACGTATGAACAGTTTAAGAACTTTGCAGATGGTATGAAGTTTGCTGACATTTCAAAAGGTGAGTATGTATCGAAGGCAAAATTCGATAGTGAACTTGCAAACAGAGATGAACAGATTAATCAGTTAAACAATACCATTGCTACTCGTGATACTGATTTGGCAGAATTACAGAAAAAGCTTGAAGAGGCAGGTAACGATGCTACTAAACTTGCAGAGTTGAATACAAATTTCAGTGATTTGCAGGCAAAGTATGATAATGATGTTAAACAGTACCAGGCACAACTTGAAAATCAAAGATACGAGTTTGCTGTAAACACTCTCGCAAATACGAAGAAATTTACAAGTGGTGCCGCTAAACGAGACTTTATTCATTCATTGATGGACAGTAAACTCAAGATGGAAGGTGAGAATATTGTCGGTATTGATGATTTCATTACAAAGTATTCAGCAGATAATGCTGATGCATTCGTAACAGAATCAAACAATCCTAATCCAAATGACAACAAACTTCCTCAATTTGCAGGTTCGACACAGTCGAAAGGTGATAATTCGGAAGGTGCTAAAACAAATCCATTCGGTTGGAACTTTCAAGGTGTTAGATAGAACCTGATAAACGCTATACAGCGTAGAAAGGTGAAAAAATTATTATGAGTTACGCTACAGACCATCCAGTAAACTATGCTACCGAGTATCTTAGAGAATTAGACCAGGTTTTTCCTTATGTCTTAAATTTCGGTGCTTTGTATGCAACTCCAAATAACGGTAGATTCAGATGGGTAAATGCAAAGACAATTGAAATCCCGTCAATCGCTACTACCGGTAGAATCAATGGTGATAGAGATTCAATCTCATTCGCTTCAAGAAACTATTCAAATAAGTGGGAAACCAAAACTCTTTCAAATGAAAGAAAGTGGTCTACATTAGTTCACCCAATGGATGTCGACCAGACTAACATGGTTGCTTCTATTGGTAATATCACTCGTGTATTTAACGAAGAACATAAGTTCCCAGAAATGGATGCTTATCTGATTTCTAAGTTATATGCTGATTGGACTACTAGTGTTGAAGGTGATGCATCTCACGGTGCTTACACTGGTAAGACTGCTGACACTACTGTTCTGACAAAAGACAACATCTTACAGGTATTTGATGCTTTAATGCTGAACATGGACGAAAAGAGAGTTCCTGTACAGGGTAGAATCTTATATGTTACCCATGCAGTAAAATCACTCTTAAAGTCTGCCGCTGAAGTATCAAAGAGCTGGAGTGTTCAGGAAGACAGAAATAACATCAACAGAATCGTTGAATATATCGACGGTGTTCAGGTTATTGGTGTTCCTGCTGAATTAATGAAAACTGCATATCTCTTCTCAGAAGACTGGGCAGTTGCTCCGGGTGCGGCTCAGATTAACATGTTCTTAGTACATCCGTCAGCAATCATCACTCCGCATTCTTATTCGTTTGCTCAGTTAGATGCCCCG